CTAAGGCTTACAACGGTATCGGCCCTGATGCTTCAATCGAGATTGTTTACAAGTTGGTAGGACAAGAGCAAGTTCTTTCTTACAGCATCAACTTGGATTCTGCTTCTTTGGTTGCAGGTATCACAGTTAACACAGCTGATGCCCTTAACAGCAATGCAAGAGGTGCTTACTTGGTAATCGACTCAGCAGTTTATCAATCAGGTGCAAGCCAAACAGTTGTTGATGTAATTGGTGCTATCGGTCTTGTTGGTTTCACTCTTGAAGCTGAAGTTGATGGTAATACTGATACTGGTGTAGTTGCTGCTGATGGTACAGTAACAATAACTGTTGCAGGTGCGCTTGCTGCTGGTACTTACACAGTAACTGTAAAAGTTACCAATGCAGGCCCTGAATACGGTAGCTTTACAACAGCGTTGGTTGTAGCTTAATCTTTTCACTCAAATCAATATTTATAAAATGGAATCTTTAAATATCAAATTAAACGCACAGGATGCTATCGACATCATGTTCGAACCTGTGTTCATCGACAAAGATATGATGAGCGACTTTGCCATCGTAAAAAATCTTTATGCAGGAGAATACAAAATCGGTCTTCTCGGTGCAATGAAAAACGTAACTGGTAAGCTTCAGGCTTGTTCACCAAAATACAAAGGTGTAAGCAATATGTCTGAGCGTACTCTTGTTGCTCAGTACGTTGAGGCTGGTACAAAAATGTGTTACGAAGAGTTTATCAACACTCATTATGACCTACTTGCTCCGCTTTACACTACTGCCAAAGGTAATCCTGATTTGACTATCCTTCTTAACTTGCTTACTAAGCAGTTAGGTGATGGCATCAAATCTGACGTACAGCGTGTTGCTTGGTACGGTGATGTTGCTTCTGCTGATGATAACCTTAACTGGGCAGATGGTATCTTCAAATACCTTGACCAATTGGTAACAGCTGGTACAGTTGGTGCTTACACTAACTCTAACCAAGGTACTACCTTGACTAACCAACAGGCTTATGAGCTTCTTCAGGATGTTGTGAACGCTGCTCCTGCTGCTCTTAAAACTATGCCGGCATCTGAAAAGATTATTCACATCAACGGTCTTCTTTGGGATCAGGTGTTAACTTACCTTGAAGACAACGCAGTAAGCAATGGTTTCATCAAAGTATTCGAAGAAGAGAAAGACAAGTTCGTTGGTACTTACAGAGGTATCAAGGTTAAAGCTCACTACGAGTGGGATGAAATCTCACAGGAGTATTTCGGTTTGACTGACCAGAACAAAGTTGTTTACACTCACAAGTCTAACATCGTTGTAGGTACTGACCTTAGACCTGATGCAACTGGTGGTGCTTCTTTCTTCAAAGTTTATCAGAATCCTGAAACTGACGAAATCACTCTTCGTGCTAAGTTCGTGTTCAACACTAACTATGTATGGCCTGAGTTGTTCTCAGTAGGTCTCTAAAAATAATCAGGGCGGTGTAACAGCCGCCCAATTTTAAAATCTAATAATCTAAAAATATTATGGCAATTACTTCAGGTTTAACTACCAATTGCGCAAAATCTTGTGCAGGTGGTGTTAAAAGAATTTGGATAGCAAATTTCGAAGATATAGCGACAATCACCTTTGATGGTACAGAGCAAATCACAGCCATTACTATGAATGGTGCAGCTGTATTCTATGAGGTAGAATTGAAGCGTAACAGCAAATCATTCACAGAGCAGTTCAATGTTTCTGATGATGGTTGTAACAACTCACTTACACAGACATTTACTGGTAATGGCCAATGCCGTGACCAGGATACAAGAAACTTCTTGGTATCTGCTGCAAAACAATCTTGCTGCGGTATCATCGTAGCTCACGAAGAAAATAACGGACAAGTAGTTGTTTGGGGATTCTTTGCTGACCTTAATGCTCGTCTTGGTGCAGGTACTCAAATCACTACTGGTACCAACTTGACTGACCCGTCACAAATTACTTTGGAGCTTGTATGCGATACTATCGTTGATGGTGCTGCTACTGTGTTCACTCCTGGTGTTGCTGGTATCATTGCTCTAACTTAGTCTTAGCGTTTTTCATACGGTTTTTTGGTTAAAACAGGGGGTATTTATCCATCTAAGGCGGTGTAAAAGCCGCCTTTTTTAAAATATTAAGCTATGATTAAAGTTAAAGACTATTGCAAAGACTATAATGTGCCATACAAAGGGAAAAATCTCGGTACATTAGAAGGTGATGACCTTAAAAAATACATCAAAGCGCACTTGGATAGCAAATATCCTGAGCAGCTTCTCAAATATTTTGACAATACTATGCAGGAATTAAAGGATTTTAGCTTAGATTTACCTGCTAAGAAAATCAAAAAACCAAAATCAGAAGCTGAACAGACAGAAAGCGAAGAGTAATGAGTAAGAAAAACAAGCCAAATAATTTATTCAGTATGCAGATAGGTACTACGGCCGACCAGATCGTATTGCCAAAAGACCTGTATTACGAAAATTCAGACCCGACACGTGCGTTGTTTGGCCTGTTTGACTATCTTCCATTTGTCCGTGAAGGTGAACTGGAACAGATTATCGCTTTGATTAACAATTCTCCGACAGCAAAGGCCATCTGTAACAAGGTTGCTTACTATACTGTTGGCGAAGGTTTTTATATTCGCAAGGAAAAATCAGTACTCGGTGAAAAATCAGCACAGATTTTAACACCGGAAGAGAAATCAAAACTTTGGGCAATCCTAAGCAGGCAGAACAGCGATGGTGAAACGATATTGGATGTGTGTAAGAAAGCAGCTTTTGATTATACTGCCATTGGTAATGCCTTCACGCAATTGGATGTTGTGCAGGGTTTTGTTTTCGCTTCTCATCAGAATATTAACTTTGTTCGACCATTCCGCAGCACCGACCTTAAAACCCGTTTTTTTGGCGTATCTGCCGATTGGGCCATACTACCTTATGCAGGAAGAAGCAGAGGATATGAAAAATTTGAACTGAGTAGTGTACCTGCAACGGTAAAAGATATTGCAGCATATCCAAGATGGACTGATGAACTTGACAGCTTACTTGAATCAGAATATGGTCAAGGTGCTAACATCGCAGAGTTGTACGGTTATGACAAGTCTTCAATGTTGCAGCTCAAGCAGTACAGTCCGCTGATGTATCAATGGGGTGTACCCAACTGGATTGGTGCGAAACATTTTGTCGAACTTGAATATCGTATTGCCAAGTTTAATGTATCAAAGTTCCGTAACGGTCTGACCACATCAGGACTTTTGCAGCTCTTTGGTGACCTTACTCCTGAACAGCAGAAAGATTATCAAGAGGCCTTTATGCAGAAGATGACCGATACAGGCAATGACTTCAAAGTTATCTTCCAAATACTTGAAAATCCCGAACTGAAAGCTAACTGGGTACCATTCGAGCAGTCATACAATGGCTACTTTATGGAACTTTCAAATATTGCCAAGGACAGAATTGCTACTGGCTTTGAAATTCCGCTAAGTTTAGTACAAGCAACACCAGGACAGCTTGGTAATAACCAACAAATCCGTGCTGAGTTCGAAATCTTATATCGAACAAAGATTTATGATATGCAGCAGTCTATCCTCAGAGGCATTGTGAAGCCATATCTTGATACGGTTGCAGAAACGGAAGGCATAGAGTTTTTGAAGGGCGTAGAGCTTGATTTTATAAACATCGTGCCTGTATCGTTTGCTGGTGATCTCGATGTGAATATGCTCCTTACCAAAACAGAGGGAAGAGAAATCCTTGGCTATGGCCCGACATTGGAACCTGCAATCAAAGAAGAGCAGATACAGACCGAAGCAGAAGCAGAAGTACAAGCCGAAGAGGAACAGCCACAAAACATTTTAGCTAAAATCAAAAACTTATTAGGATGGCGCAATTCATAAAACCATTGGAAGTTGTTCGTGGTGGTTATATTCGCATCACTCCGACAGATACACAGTTCGACCCTAATCTGTTAGCACCATTTGTGGACAATGCCGAGCGCAGATATGTTCGCAATCTTATTGGTGCAGCGTTCTTCGATGAACTGAAAGCTAACAGAACAGCAAATATCATAAATTACAATCCTGTATTCGGTGCAATTCAACCTGCGTTTACTGATACAGACCTTGAAAATCTGTTCCTCAATGGTAAGCTCTTCGACTTGCTTGGTTTTGCAGTCCTGGAAGAGTCTTTGAGTTTTGCGCATTTCAAAATAACATCGGCAGGAGTACAAGTTACACAGGCGAATTTTGCTACTGCTGCAACAGGAAATGATATGCGTTACTTAAAAGATACAATAAAAGACAAGATACAATTTTTGCAACAGGAAGTTATTGCGTATCTTTGCGACAACAGCGCATTATTCGTGCCCTTCTACTTTGAACCTGAAGGTAAATGTCCGAGCTGCAAACCTAAAAACAAAAACATTTCAACATTTCCAATAATCTACTAATAAAATGATGAAGCAATTCGCAGAAATAAAAATTTATGAACTCGGTGGCGGTGTAGCTTTCGAGGAAGTAAGTGAATCAGTACCATTCCTGGTATTGCCAAAAGGACAGTCAACCATCAAATCTTGGGGAACATCAGGATTCCTATTCGAAAATATTGTGACAGGAGATGTTATTGCCTTCGTTGCAGAATACGATGATGTCTTAGATTCCACAGGAACAGCTTACGGAGTTGACCAGTTAGCAGTTTTTACTGCGCTTGGCGGTTTTTTTTTTGATTTAGGTGGCGGTGGTGGTCAAGATTTATTTAGTGTTTTAGCTAATGGTCCTTTTAGTGGGCCAAATAGTATCTTTTTCGAATCAGGTCAAGGAGTAATTCTTAATAATACTTCACGATTAAAGGAAGGCACAATCGATGCAGGCTTAGGTGGCGCAAAAGGTATTGCTCAAATCTGTGCGGTTGGATATGAGTTAAAATGGGAAGCAGGAAGGCTGTATGTGATGGATGGGAATGGTACTGGCATTCGCTGGTCATTGTACAACTTTACAAATACTCCTGCGGTAACAGATGACAATACGAAAGGCTATCAAATTGGAAGCCATTGGACTTTGGACAATGGCACTACTTATGTTTGTTCAGATGCCTCAACAGGAGCAGCGGTTTGGGCAATACAACAAATAGACTACCTCGATTTTAACACGGCAAGGGTGAACTCGCTTGGAACGATACCTTAGGAACTGTAAACTTAGGTCTTAAAGGTGGAAATACTATTTCAAATCTCGGTCAGCATATTCACGCAAGAGTAGTAAATAAAACAACTCCATTAGTAGCACTCACTAAGGCAGGCTATGAAGTTGTTATTGTTTCAGGCGCAACTGGTCAAAGACTTTCGGTAAAACTTGCAAAGGCTGACAATGACACAAACTCAGCAGGAACGCTCGGAGTAGTTTGCGAAAATATAGCAGGCAATCAAGAGGGTTTTATTTGTTCAGTTGGTAATTTGACAAATATCAATACTACGGGTTCTTTGCAGGGTGAAACGTGGGCAGATGGTGATTCGCTGTATTTAAGTCCGACAACTTTTGGAGCAGTTACCAACGTAAAACCGAGCGCACCGTTCCACGAGGTTCGAATTGGTTATGTCGAATATGCGCACGCAATTAACGGCAAAATTTACGTTAAAATTGATAATGGCTATGAGTTGGATGAATTGCACAATGTAGCGATTACAACGCCTTTAAATGGCAATTATTTGGAGTATAACGGAACAGTTTGGGTTAATCAGGGATTAGTTTACACAATCGAACTTATTGCAGCCTTAACAGTTGATTTTTACGCTCCGTACAATATGAAAATTAACAGCGTAACAAATATTTTAAACAGTCCGACAACTACAATTCAAGATGATAATGTAGCCTATGTTTTAGGCGCTACAATCGCAGCAGGTTCTAAAATAACAGTAACGGTAAATACAGCCGCAGTTGTAAACTTAAACATCACAAAAGCATGATAGGGAACTATATAAAAGCAGTTGCAGTCGCAGTAAGCCGAAGTACTGCAAAGCTAATGAAAACAGGACAAACAACGTCTTATAGAACTGGTGACGATGGCGATTTAGAAGCAGGTCGAAATACAAGTTTTACTGTTTTGGCTGAAAACAATCCTTTCGGGAATACTAACCGTTTTACCGATGAACTTGGTACACAAACATACACAAAAAATATTGTTATTGATTGGAGTACCTATGATGGAAGCACAGTTTTGGGTTGGAGAAGGACAGTCAGTACAACATTAACTTGGAACAATGCAATAGACAATGCTTTAGCAGTTAGTATTTCACCATATACAACAGGTTGGAGATTGCCAAATTATATTGAAATGATAAGCATTTCTAATTTTGGTATAACTTCATTTTTAAATTATAGTCCTTTTAATTTATCAGGTTCAAATGTATGGACATCAACAACAGTTGTAAATTCGACAACAGAGGCATGGATGTTTTCTCTGCCAGCAACTAACATACAAAAATTTGGAAAAGTAAATTCAGCAACTGTTTTACCATGCCGCACTTTCACAGTAACAGGAACAACACTATCTTAAAAATAAAATATCATGACATACAAATTTCCACAATTTAACGTACAGATTGTAAACCCTACAATCGCTATAAACCTAAACACTATTTCAGACAAAGCACTTGACAAACTTTTAGGCGTTGACGTGCTTTTGACAACAGATACAGCGGAGTTCGGAGTTCGTGCTGAGGATATGCCTTATACAGATAGTTGGGATGATGCCGATGTGCCCGATATGGTTAATATTTGGCTGGCTCAATTCGCTGTTTAATGTAATGTGCAAAACTAAGGTCGGACTTTTAACGGAGGAGGAGAAGGAAGCGATCGAGGGTAAGCGATACGCAAAGGGGCGATACTTTACTCCCCTGCAAGATGCCAACGGTAACTGGGTATTAAAAATTGAACAAATAAAAAATAACAAAAACATAGACTTTTGGTGGGTTAAACACCTGCCCCTCATTGATTATAAACCCCAACAAATGGACAAAAGTATTATTGTAGATGTCGCTGCTTTTTCAGGGCTATTTTTATTTACCGGTGCAGAGGTTGCAATCGAGTCAACTATCTTTGAAATTATATCTAAGTTTGGAGTTGTTGCCGTGCTTTGGTTTTGGCTCAAAGAAATGAAGGAGCAAATGAAGAACCAGGTTAAAGGATTCAACGAAGAAACCGAGAAACTGCGCAACGAACACAAAAATACGATGCACGAGATTAGTGAGATTCACAAGGAGCATAAAGAATCCTTGAATGAGCAGCTTAAAGCAAAGGATGATATCATCAAGCAGCTGCAAAAATAAAAACAGCTGCACGGTATTTCCGAACAGCTGCTCACTTCAATAATCACTAAAAAACTAAAACGGTAATTCTGCCTCATCAGCACTTCCTGGCACCTCAGCTCTGAGTTGTGCCAGTTGCTCTGTTGTAAGACTGAACTTATCTTGTATCTGTGCCATTGTCAGCTCACCTTTTTTTACTTTTATCTTCATTGCCACCATTTGACCGTTGGTAGGTTCGGATAGTGTTGGTGTAGCTTCGTGCTGCTCATTCTGTTTTTCTGCCTTAGAATTGATTTTACGAACATACGAGGCAATAATATCGGTGTAGTACTTACCATCGTGCTCACGGTATTCAACTTTTCCTTCTAAATAAACCAGGTCACCTTTGTCAGCTTTGAACTCCTTGAACAATGTGCAACGATGCCATTGTGTTTTCTCCTGCCATTCACCGCTCTTATCCTTATAGCTGTCTGATGTTGCCACAGAAAGATTGGTGAGCTT